CGGGTGCTTTCTGAGTCGTGATGGTTACAGCAGTACGCCACCCAGCTCTGACTGCTTCGTCGGCATCTTCGAATGTGTCGCATGATGCAATCGCAAGGCCGAGTAGGTGGTCGGCTTTGTCTCGGAAGAAGTGCGTGTATATCAGGAGTCCTTTGAATCCTGCCATCACTACTTTTCTGTGCCAGTTGCCAACATCCCATCGGTCGAAGAGGTGAGGGTCACCGCCCACTGCAGCTCGAACGTACTTGGCTGAGCGTAGTGAGTTGCCAAGTGCCCACGACAGCGTGTATTCGTGGGGGTGTTTGGCGTACCGTCGTTGCATGCTTAGGTGCCCGGCGCGGGATTGGCCTTGCCAGTAGTAGCATCCGTTCTTTCGCCATTTGCATCCGGCGCATGAACGCTCGGTTTCGTTTGGAGTGATACCGACGTATCCTTGTGGGATGTTGCCGGTCTTGGTGTTTTGTGACGTAGGTCGCCACAGCATTGTAGGTTTCATGGTAGTGCTCCAGTGGCTGCGCTTGGCAGCCGGGGTTGGTTACGCCTCGGCGGGCGTGGTGTTTTTGTAGCAGTCTTGCCCTTGCATTTCTGCAACGGCGGATATCAGGTTCTCGAGTGTGAGCTCCGCTCTCACCCATCCGAGAAGTTCGGCTTTTTCGTAGTGCCATACTTCTCCGTTATCCATGAGGATATATGTTGAGTCGTCTCCTTGTTTGTGTGTGTGGAGCTTCGTCGGTAGTGGTATTGTTTCGGGCATTATGCACCTCCTTGCTTGAAGATCAGGTGTGCCCTGTCGTTCAGGTATCCCTGGTCCAACAGGGTGTGCAGGTCGTTGATGACGCCGTACAGGCTCAATATGCCGATGCTTAGGTGCGTTGATTGGATTGAGTTCAATAGGTCCGCGCAGGTGCCCGGTCCGTAGCGAGTCACATCGTCTTCGGGTTCAGGCGATGAGCGGTCTGCGCACGATGCCTTCTCCGGGTTCATCACCTCCTTGTGGATGGCGATGGGACCGTGTCCATCCCACTCATCGAAGATGAGCCATGAGTGCATGACCAGCTGTTCGATGTGATCTATCTGACGCTGAACGTCGCACGCTTCCTTCTCCTGGCACACCTCGTCGTCGAGTTCGAAGCCTTCAACCTTCTCAACCTTGAAGCCTGACTCCTCCAGGAACGTGGTACATAACTCCTCGCTGAGTTCAGGGATGGTGGGGTCTACCCATCCAGGGTCACCTCGCACAGCATGTGGGTCCAGTGCCATTGCGTGTTCCTTGTCCTCGTTTTGTACTGCACGCTTCGCGTAGCATTCTCCGCACATGTACTCGTCCCAACCACTGACGGTGTCCCCGCAGTGGTCCTCGGTGTGAACCCAGTCACTGCATATGTCGCATGGGTAGGAGACGTGGACATGTTTGTTGTCGTCGATGTATATTTGGATGCTCATCACTCAGCTCCTTCTTCGAGATCGAGGATCTGTTGTGCTGTATCTACAGCTTCGCACTCGTCACAGTCCTCATCTGTACACTCGTGGTCTTGTCGGTATACACGTAGAATATCCAACGCTTTTTGTATGTCTTTGATTAGTGCTGGTGTCATCATGCACCTCCTTCGATTGGTGTGAGTGTGGGTTTGGGTGTGGTAGATGGCGGGCTGTCCTGGTGATGCAGCCTAAAGCCGGGTTCGAGCTCGACCATTTGGTCGCTCATACTGGCGTTTAGGCCGAGCTGGGTGAGGAACGCGCACAGTGCGTCTGCGTCTGCCGAGCTGATCGGTGCCAGCTTTTCTTCCATGTAGGAGACGTGGATGTAGTGCCCATCCCAGCGTAGGATGCTGCCGCCTGACCCGCCTTTGTTCATCCATGCCAGGATGTATCGGCCAGCGTCATCGCGTCCGATGAGAAGGTCGTACCGCGTGCAGTTGCCGGGCATGAACTCGTACCTGTGTAGGAATGAGCCGGTCCATGACGGGTCGGGTGGTGGTTGTGAGTTGAGACCCAGTGTTGTGGTTGTTCTGATATTAACGGACATGATAGTGCTCCAATGGCTGCGCTCTGCAGCCGGGGTTGAGTAGTGGCTGCGCCGTGCAGCCGGTGTTGCTGAGCCCCGCCGCCCCGCCACCGTGGCAGGGGGTTCGGACTGTCGCTGAGTATGTGGTCGCGATAGCGACTCCTTGTTGGGTCCCCCCTTCATGGTAGAAGGAGGGTGTTGAGGGTGAAGTGGAGGACGAAGGCCAGAGCCACCACAAGAGTGGTGGATGGCCAGTCGATGGAAGAACGGTGCATCATGCACCTCCAACGGTAGCGGTGACGGACACCATGATGGCGGCAGCCAGCTTGGTTCCGATGCCGGGGATGGCGGTGAGCTCCTGGACGTTGGACTGCCGAAGGTTCTCGACGGTCTGGAACCGTTGCATCAACGTGCGGCAGCGGGCAGGTCCGACACCAGGGATGTCGGAGATGCTGCGACACCTGTACAGGGTGCGCGAGACACGTCCGGTCTGCTCGAAGTCCTCTGGTAGAGGGTTCGGGAAGGGTGACTCTTCCTCTTTGTGCTGCGCCAGCACTGCAGTTCCGGTCGCTGGCATCACGATGCGAGGGCGTGTGTCCTCTGGTTGTGGCTTGCGTGCCGGTCGGGGTCCGGTGTCCTCGTACCACTTGCTGGAGTCCCAGGTGCGGTTCCACTCGATGGTGAATGGAGAGTGGAGGTCGACGATGGGCTCGAATCGGTTGAAATGTCCGATGTCGTTGTCGAAGCTCACGGTGCTCATGGCCTGGATGCGTCTGATGATGTTGTCGATGGCTCGGCGCACTTCGACCCAGGCTTCCTCGGAGTCTCGGATTTCCAGCATCCGGTTCATCAGCATTCGTGCTGTGTTTCGGCTGCAGAACCAGTGGATGTGGGAGTTTTCCCAGGGACGTGAGACAAGCTCGGCGTCCGTGGGTGTCCCGACGAGTCGGGGCTGCTCCCGCATGAACATGGCGATGCGTTTGTTCACCGGTCCGTTGTGGATGTAGTGACTGCGGTAGAGGGGCTTCGGGTTTCTTGGCTTTAGCATGGTAGTGCTCCTTGTTGTTGTTGTTGTTGGTTGAGGGTTAGTTGAGGTTGTAGCGAGCGGCATTGTGTTTCCTTTGTTTTCAAGTGCGGTTCTCCCGAAGGGGAGGCCGCGGAGGTTGTTGGGGGGGAAAATAGACATGCACTGTGATAGGCATCGCAGCGGAACGGCTGTCGACTGTCATCGGTCGACGGACGGGCCGATGTGTGCCGCAGTGATCACATGTCTATCCCCCAACTACCGGAGGGGTTGACCTGTAGGGGAATCGTACTCATCCCCTCCTACGGGGGAGGGGACAGAGGGGTGGTGAGTAATAGGTCAGCTTTAGCTGACACCAATAGCTCGCCGCAGGCGGGGGCCAGTAATCCAGTCGTCAAACCGCGAAGGTTTGACTTGAAATAGGTGGATGGCTGGGCACCAGACATACAGTACTGGTGCAACGGGTTCGCGGAATGTGGAGCGAGTGGGCCTGACGAGGCAAGATACAGGTCGCGGCAGCGACACTGAGACAGTACAAGGTGTATTGTCTCACCACTGTCTCAGGCACTGTCACGGGCCTCGTGGCTTTGTTGGAGTAGTAGTGAGACAGAAGTGACAGTAATGTTTAAGTATCTATATATTAGGAACACTCGTAGGTCTTACAAAGCCTATGAAGGATCAGGGTCTACTGAGTTGTGGGAATAGTCTATTTTGTTTTCTCCCCCAAACGGTGAGATAGATTCAATCCACTGTCACATCTGTCTCACTTCGATTCTATTCGACCGACATCTCCCGTGACAGTGACCCGAGACAGTAGTGGTACAGTTCGGTATCTACTGTCTCACACCACACACACTCCGGGCTTGCTCCGGACAGCACAGCTAAAAGTTTCAGTTGGCAACAACCCTACCCTCCACCAATGGTTTCGCGATATATTTCGGACCCCCTTCAAAAAAACCGGACCATTTGTAAACCCGTGTCATATTGACTACAGTGAAAACATGAGCACAATGACAACAAAGCAGCGATCTGGCCGTCGAAACATGATTGCCAGGCGAATGATAGAGGACCCAGCGTCTTTGACGCGCCAATACTACGAGAAGGTAGCAGAGGACTACGATTGCAGTCTGCGTACTGTGTACCGGGACGTTGATTGGATTGTTTCTCAGCTCAAGCAGGGCTGGGTTCCGCCTCCTCCTCGCCCGAAAGTGGAGTCAGCAGTGCGCGGGAAGTTCATTGAGCATGGTGAGCAGCAGTTCCCGGATCATCGTTTAGCGATTGAGGATGCGCTGGTGGACGGTCGGTGGTCGAATCGAGAAGCTCAGCGGATTGACGAGTCATATGAAGCTGGTGGTGTGCGAAAGGTCATTCGTGATGCGGAGGGGGTGAAGGGTTCGCTCCGTTCTGAGATGGACGCGGACGGTGTACGTTTAAGCGTATCCATTCAGATCAAGCGATTGCACCGGACGGTTGCTCGCCACACCACTTTGCAGAATGACGACATGGCGTTGAAAGCGGAAGCCGAGTTGGCGAAGCTACATCGTGGAGTGATCCCGCTACTTGGCAAGATGGACACATCGGATGATCTTTCATCGGAAGAGAAAGAGTTTTACAAACGATTGTTAGGGAGCACGGGCGGTGATTCTTGACTGTGGACCGAATGTCGGCAGCGCGGAAAGCGTTGTCCGATCCTCGTCGGTTCGTACAAGTTTGTCAGATACTTCGGGAGGACGAGGGCGTAGGGTTCTTGGACCCGACGTATGCGCAGCGGGTGGTCCTGGACGCGATGGTGGATCATCGTTGGGTAATGATCGGAAAGTATCGCCAGGCAAAGCAGACGACATTGGCGGTGATGTGGTTGTTGGGTCAAGTGATGTTCAGTCGGGGGGTGAAGGGGGTACTGGTTGCGGAGAAGCACGAGACTGCGGAGATGGCTTTCGAGCGGCTGCAGTTTGCGTACCGGGGGATTCCATCGAAGTTCAGGGTTGGGTCGAAGTCGGGTGGAGTCCGGCATATTGAGTTTGAGCATGGTGGCGGGATTCAGACGTTGACGGGAGCGGGTCGAGCTCCTGCTGTTGGTCGATCGATTGACCGGTTGGTTTTGACGGAGTACGGCGAGTGGCCTCACCAGCGGGAAGCGGCTGCGCATTTGTTTCCATCGATCAACAAGCGTCCGAACGCGCGGGTGGTGTTGGAGTCTACGTTTGGCCGTTCTGGTTCACAGCACGAGCGCATGTGGCGTTCTGCTCTTGAGGGCAAGGGTCGGTTTCATCCTGTGTTCTTGGAGTGGTGGCGTGACGTGAGTTGTCGGTTGCCGGTTCCTTCTGATTTTGTTCCATCGAACGATGAGCTGCGCTACTTGGAACAACACGAGGGGATGGGGTACGAGAACTTGATGTTCCGTCGTCGCAGCTTGGACACGGAGTTTGCGGGTGACACGCGGCTCTTCCGATCGAAGTATCCGTCTGATCCGTACGATGGCTGGCTGGGCTCTTTAGATCCTGTGCTGCCAGAGGACGCGCTTCGCGAGCAGCTGGCGACGGCGGTTGCAGATCCAAAAGAGGGAGAGTGGGGGTGTAATGAGCTACAACCTCCACGGGCCAACGGGGTTTACCTGATCACAGCTGATCCTGCGGGATACGGCGCGAAGGGCGACCCGAGTGCTTTGACTGTGTGGGACGCGATAGCCAGAGAGGAGGTTGCAAACTGGTCGGGCCGCGAAGATCCTGGGAAGTTTGCTGATCGGCTGTGCCGGATACAGGCGCGATACGGCCACTGCTTGTTGGCTGTTGAGTCGAACGCAGCTCACTGTATTGCAACGCTTCGGAGCTACGGGACACAGCGATTGTTGTGGACGGACAAGTCTCATCCTGGTTGGTACAACACGCGCAAGCGATTGCAGGAAGCCGAGGCCAGAACGATTCAGCTGTTGAGGGAAGACGACTTGTGTATTCGCAGTCGCGCTACTTTGCACCAGATGCTGGACTATGACGGCAGGGCCCGTGATTCCAAGTCAAATGAAGGGCATCACTTCGATCGTGCCATTACTGTTGTCATGGCGGGTGACATTTTGTCCCGCCGAGCGTTCACTCCGATTACACTTGCGTCACAAGGCCAGGCCACACCGGCAGGCTATGTTAGCATCAGGGACCTGGATAACTATGGACGAGAAGAGGAAGCTGCTTTAGTTTCTCCGTTCATCCCACCGCCAAAGAGGTAGAGAATGCCGCGTGACATGAAAAATCTGATCGAGGCACATAAGAACTACTATGAGTCTCACGAGAAGCAGACGTTCGACAAGGCACGAGCTCTGTACCGTGGCAAGCATTTCAACACGAGTACGGTCGAGAACCGCTACTTGTGCTCTGAGAACATGGTTTTTTCGATTGCTGAGTCGGCTATTTCTGCGATGTTGGGCCCGCGCCCGCGTGTTGCTGCCAAGGCAACGTCTGCCAAATCGGAGGACATGGCTCCATCGATCACTGCATTTCTGGATTGGTGCTTTCGCCAGTGCAAGATTCGCAAGCGGGCGTCTCTTGCGTTGACGGATGCGGTTCTATGCAACCGTGGGGTGTTGAAAACCACATGGTCGAAAGACGCAGACATGCCTGTTGTGCGTTCTGTGGACCCCTCGATGCTGTTTTTCGACCTCTCGGTACGGGATTCCGATGACATTCGCTACTGGATGGAGTGTACGGTCCTATCGATTGATCAGTTTCGTCAACGTGTTGAAGATGGAAAGTACAAAAAAGCTGGTGATGTACATGCTGACACGTATCCGAAGTGGCTGGTGGGGCCTGATGCGGACGTAAACGACGAAAAAGTCCGCGAAGCTACGGATTGGGTGGAGCTGTGGGAGATTTACGACGTAGAAGAGAAGAAAGTTTACCACTATGTCCCCAACGGAGACCGGATTGTCTTCGAGGATGACCTGCTGTACGTGCCGTATACGGTGTTCAGCCTGAACCACAACAGCATTGACGTGCGTGGGCTCTCCGAAGTACAGCTGATTCTGCCCCAACAGGAGAGTATCAACGAGATACTGACCTTCTGGAACAAGGTGGTCCACTTGACGGTCCCACGGGTTCTGTACGATGCGGGTTTGGTCGCCGAAGAGGACTTGAGTGCGGCGGTTAGTGCGTCAGTTGGGGCGTATGTGCCCATTCACACGGCAAGTGACGTGCCTGGTGCGCTATCGGAGGCGTTTTACAGCGCACCTGTACCGGAACTGCACGCGCAAGTGCTGGAGTTCCTGGGCAAACAGGAGCAGATCGCGTCATTCGTGTCCGCATTGGCGGAAGCAGCCCGTGGTCAGGTGACAGGAGCTCGAACAGCTACTGAGCTGGCGCTAATCGACGCACAGCTGCGAACCAGACTGTCGAATCGCGTGGGTAACCTGGCCGAGGGGCTGGAAGATGTGGCCAAAAAGTGCGTGTGGCTGTCATCGAACTTTATGAAAACTGACCGGCAGGTCGAAATCTCTGGATCTGCGGAGTGGGTCAGCCTGACGGCTGATGATCTTTCGTCTGCGGACGTTTACTTCGACATGATCGCGTACAACCCCATCTCATCCAACCCAGCCGTGGAAGCTGAGCTGTTTATTGGGCTGCTCAACTCATTGAAGGAGTCTCCAAACTTTGATCAGCGTGCGATCGACGAATATCTGGTCGAGACAAACAATCTTCCAACGAAGTTGCTGCGACCAAAGGACGAGGTGGAGGCTGAGCAACAGGTCGAAGCGGATATGGTTGCTGAACAGCAGATCGCGGAAGAGACAGCGGGAATGTCTGCGGAGAGTCCGATGATGCCCGACCAGGCCGAAGTTGAAGCCAACGCGATGAAGGAAACCGAGGCGTATACGCCAGAGGTTACTGAAACCCAGCCACCCCCACAGTTCTCCTGATGTCATTTATTGTCCACGACTTGTATTGCGCTACCTGCGAAGAGTTTGAGCGAAGCGTTTTGTACCGCCGCTCAGACGGGCGCCCAGGTTGCCCTGTGTGCTCTTCTGATCGCAGAGTAGCGTGGTTAGACCCGCCCCGGATAAAACCGGGCTGGACGCCAATAGAGACCGCCACAGGAATCATCGAGACCCGTGCGCAGTTCGACAAGATGATTGCAAAGAAACGCAGAGAAAACCCAGGCAAGGAGCTCGTTGTTAGTGGCAACACTGCAGCTGCGTGCAAGGTCCGCTCCGAAGAGGCCCGCCATCGCTCGGTTACCAATCTTAGGTCTAAGGGTTATTGCGAGAGCGATATTCGAGAACGCAAGTCTGAAATCAAAGCGAAGAAACTGGAGAAGCTTGCTCGCAAGTGATACCGTACTTTTAGAATGAGGTTCCTATGGCCGTTTCATTGACCCCGAAAGAAAATCTGTCCTACCGGACGGTGAAGCTTACTACTACAACAGCAGCTGCACAGACCAACATCACTGGTGGTGCGGTAACCGTCTACAGTATCCAGGTTGACAACGCGGCAACGGCTGTGACGTATGTGAAGATTCTGGACGGTACGTTCTCCACTACTGACGCTGTGGGGACTACGGCACCTACGCACATTTTTCGCGTGGCTGCTTCCAGCACCAGGACGATTAACATCCCATCGGGCCTGAAGTTCGCTACTGGTATCAACGTCTGGTGTGAGAAGAATCCTGGCACAGCGGGCACTACTGCACCGTCTGGCGGAACCGTTACTATTTACTTTACTACCGGAGTTTAGAATGGCTGTAGATGTCGCGGACATAAGCACCGCCCTGGGCACGAGCTTGATCACATACTCGCCTGCAAACGCCACGCCTGCCGAGGACGTTATGGGTGGGGCGTGTACGATCCACATGATTGAGATTGACAACACTGCGAACGGCACAGACGTTGCGTATCTCAAGATCATCAACGGCGACGGCACCTCAAACGCAGGTGCCAGCAATGTTGGTACTGATGCACCCGAATATCTTTTTCACTGTCCAGCCTCGACCAAGCTGACGTACACATTTCCAGAGGGCATTGCGATTACGTCGAAGCTCCGTATGTGGTGTGTTAATACAGCTGGCACAGCTGGCACAGTCAGCCCAACAAGCGACGTTAAAGTCGAAGTTCTTGTCTCATAGGAGTTCCCGTGGCAGTAAATCCAATCGAAGAGTTGAAGGCGCTTAGCGCCGTTGTTGACAAGCGCGCAGGCGATCACGAGGCACGAATCTCGGCCCAAGAGGTGGAGACACCCGATGCGCCAAAGGCAGACGCTCCTGTTGGTGACACTGCACCGCTGATGGAGGTGCTTGGGGTCGATGAGGCCAAGGCCAAGCTGATGCTTGAGTGCGCTCAGACTTTTGACTGGCTCAAAGACATGAGCCCCCAAGAGCTTGCTGATCACTTGTCTGGAAACGCAGGTGACATGCAGATGATTATGATGGAAGTAGCGCGTAAGCAGGACGCAGCTTCCGATGCCACAATCGAAGGAGATGTATATGACACAGGAACAACAGGGACAGCAACAATCTGAAGCAGCGCCAGCTGCGGAACAGCAGAATGGGACTGATGCGAACATTGGTAGTGCTCCGTCAACCCCGCCCGAGGAAGCTAAGGAAGCGAGCACTTCTGCTTCTGAGGGCACTGCTGTGCCGGAGTCCTGGAATGGCGAGCTGGAGGCTTTGGAGTCATCCGAGTGGTACAAGGCGCTACCAGAGCAGCACCGAGGACTGGTCAAAGAGGGGTTGAAGTCCAAGCTGGGGAACTTTGAGCGTGGCTACCAGCAGAAGTTTCAGGACGTTGCGAAGCAGCGGGAGCACCTGGAAAACGAGATTCGCGCCGAGCGCGAGCGCATCCAGAACATGCTCTACGGTGTGGACGATCCGACCAAGGACGTTCGCTCCGAGCTCGAACGGGCGCTGAAAGACAAGCAAGAGATGGAGGGCAAGCTCGCCGAGGTCCAGCGCGCACAGGCCGAGGCCGAGGTAGACGAGCTCATCAAGTGGGTTGAGGCCAACGGCAAGGACGTGTACGAATCGGACTCAGCATGGGATGCGTTTGTGAAGGCCAGGCAGGCCGGATTCAACAAAGAAGATTCTTTGAAGATGGCGTCGTCGCTACTTGAGAAGAAACCAGAGCCGAAGGTTCCAGATTCGATCGCCATGATGAACAACAACTCAGCGGCTTCGGGAACTGAGAGCGCCAGCCAGGACGATTACGATACTGTTCGTAGACGTTTGCTTGCACAAAGCTGACTCACCGCGTAAGGTAGCTACAGCACCCAACGTACGGAAGAGCAGGCCGAAAGGAACTCTGAGAGAAAGTGGGCAGGCGACAATCACAATCGTTTATTAAACCCCATCTCGGAGAATGTTCTCATGGCTATCGATCTTGATACCTTAAACACTACATTTGCCGATCTGCGCGGACCTCTCATCAATGCTTTTGAGACGTCCATTCCTATGTGGCGTGAGCTGCAGAAGAAGGCGCGGGTCAGTAACGATGGCGGAACGTATATTGAGCGCGACTTCGCTGCTGGCGCACCTGCCAAGGGTACTGGTGTTTTCAGTGGTGACGAGTTGCTCACAAACGTCCGTCGCAAGCAAATCAAAAAGCTGCAAGTGGAAACCCACCGCGCAGTTGCTTTGGTCACCATTCCAAAGAAAGTCCTCAACATCAACAAGGGTAAGGCAGCTGTTGTCCGCCTGATTGATGCGTATCCGAAGGCTACGATGGAAGGTATTTCGGGTGACATGAACAAGTTTTTGCTGACTGGAACCAGTCGCGGGCTTGTCTTTGACACCTCGGAACTCCTGGGCTTTGTCTGTCTTCCTGGTACTCACACAAGTGGTATCGGTACTGGCGTGACAAACGGTGTTCTTTCACTGAACGAGAACCCTGCTGATCAAGTTCTGCCTACGTTCAACGTGGCCAAGAGCGAGTCAGGATACCACTTCAACCAGCGCGCCGACGTTACATCGTTCGCTGATTCTGGTATGAAGGTACTCCGTCAGCAGTACCGCAAGGCTGCTCACTACGCAGGCAAGCCTCAAGGTGGTCCTGATCTGGTCATCATGGACTCTGATTCGTACTCTCACTTTGAGAACGAGCGTGATGGAAAGATCCGCTTGCAGCTCATCGGTGACAAGCAAGAGAACAACAACATGTTGTCTCTGAGTCTTGGTATGGCGCAGGTATACGATGATCCTGATCTCGATCAGTCTTTGTTCTCCGGCGATGCCCTTGGTGGCGTTACCTACATGCTGAACACTGACTTTTGGGAATGGATCTGGCTTGAGAAGCCCAACATCAGCCCATTCGCTGATCGTATTGGTGATCAAGACGTTGTGTCTGCTAAGTTCGCTATGCAAGGCAACGCGATCTGTACCAAGCTTCCTGCTCAAGCCGTCGTTACTGGCACCGCAACCGCATAAGGAGGAATCATGTCGTACAAATCTTTCACTGACGGTGGCTCGACCACCGATACTTCAACAACACAAGA